TGTAGATCAGACAATTGATTCGTTCCGTAAAGTGCTGATGCAGGCAGACGGCCCAGAGGCTCTTTCGTTTCTGATCGGTACCCAGATCGCGAAAGCGATGCAAGTTGAAATGCTGAATACCGGCCTGCGTTCTGCGCGCGCTGCTCTGGCGAATCAATCTGCCGTCACTTACACGGAGCCGTCCAGCGGAACTATCACTTCCGGCACTCTGAACCAAGGCCTGGCGAAATTTGGCGACGCTTACAACCGTGTTGTGGCGTGGGTGATGCACTCCAAGGTCTTTTTTGATCTTGTTGGCTACCAGATTGACCCGACCAACAATGGCGATAACATCGCTGGCGTTGTGGTTCAAGGTGCGTCACCGGCTACTTTCGGCAAGCCTGTAATCGTAACTGATTCCAGCGCGCTGATCGTGGACGAGGGCACCAGCTCCGTTCCTGATAATGTATATCACACCCTCGGCCTTACCGCCGGCGCTGTGATGGTCGAAAACACCGAAGAAGAATATATGACCTACGACGAGGTCACTGGCCTCGAGAATATCGTGGCTCGCCTTCAAGGTGAATTCGCGTACAACGTCGGAATTAAGGGCTTTAAGTGGGACGTTGCCAATGGTGCAGCCAACCCCAACGACACCGCCCTCGGTACCGGTTCCAACTGGGACGTTGCAGCAAGCTCGTATAAAGATTACGCGGGTATAGCGATTAAAACTCGCTAGTATTTGCCGCGCATGAATTTGCGAGTGGTTATATATGGCTCCCCAGCAATGGGGAGCCTTTCTTTTATGGCTCAAGGATTAGAGCGACACGGATGCAAAATTACCTGGCGCGAAGATCGCGCAGCCTACAAACCTAAATACTGCGAGCCCCATCTTTTTGATATGGCAATGACCGACGGTGTACGCGAGCCGATGTGTACCATGGTCGAGGAATACAATGCCGAGGGATTGCCAGTAATCGTCACAGATATGGGTTTCTTAAATCGATACTCTGGATACCAACAAGTAGGCCTCGACGGCTTGAATTGGGTACCGCCGGAGCCGTGCGGGCCCGAGCGATTCGATAAGCTTGGCATTGATTTGAAGCCCCGCCAGGCCGAAAAAGAAACTGTTCTGATATGCGGGCAAAAGCCTTATGACGGCCAGCATCACATGGGGCCGGAGGAGCTTCGATCTCTGTATGAGAGCTGGGCCGAGCAAATCGCATTCCATACAAATAAGCGGATAATTTTCAGAACGCACCCGCGCTGTCCTGATATGAAGATTAATGGCGCGTACAATCAGCCGCCTACAGACACAAAAAACGGCGGCCTTGATTCCGCCCTCAGATACGCGCATGCGGTAGTTGCATATAATTCTACGGCTTGCACAGATGCGCTGATTGCTGGCGTTCCATTTTTCTGCATGCCAAGCACTCAAGCATTCAAATTATCTAACGGCCTCGATTTTTCGAAGATCGATGAGCCTTATTTTCCAAGCGATAGCGATAGACGCGAGCACTTGAATCGGGTAGCTTTTGCACAGTGGACAGCTCAAGAAATGCAAAAAGGTGAAGCTGCCGAATTTATTCTTGAAAATGTAAAACGAGGTAATTACCGATGCCAACCGAAAGTGTAGAGAATACCGCTGGCGTGGATCTGGAAAAGGCAGAAAACCCAGAGCCTAAAAAATCCACAAAATCGAAGGCTAAGCCGAAAGAAAAGCAAGTAAAAATGCGCCGGCCAGACCGAGGCGTTGAAAGCTTCCCCGAATCAATGCGGGAAAAGCTTTTGCTTCACGGCTGGAAAGATGCCCGCTGAAGAATGCCTGGCGAGATTGCTGCGCGAGGATTTTGACACCGTTCTCGATGTAGGCTGCGGCAATGGCGCACACGCTCGAGAATTTGAGCGGGCCGGCAAGAAAGTTACAACAATCGCTTACACCGGCGAAGCCGATATAATCGGCGACTATCTTACTACCGATTTCAAATCTCGATTCGACTGCCTCTGGTTGTCCCATGTGCTCGAGCATCAAAAAAATGTCGGGCTTTTCCTGCAAAAGTGCTTTTCTGATTTGAATAAAGGCGGGATTCTGGCGGTAACAGTGCCACCGATGAAACAGCAAATCGTGGGCGGCCATTTAACTTGTTGGAACGCAGGTCTGCTTTTATACAATATGATTCTCGCTGGATTTGATTGCTCAGAGGCAAAAGTAAAAACATACGGTTATAATGTGTCCGTCATAGTGCGGAAAAAGCAGGTGCCGGAAAAGGTGCTTGCCAGCTTGGTCTGGGATTGCGGAGACATTGAAAGGCTTTCTCGCTTTTTCCCATTCGAGGCGAAGCAGGATTTTAACGGGAATATTCAGCAGGTGAACTGGTAATGGCTATTACAGAAATTACTGTCGAGGACGGCAGCATCGTAAGCGGTGCGAATTCCTATATTACAGAGGCCGAGCTTACTCAGTACGCCGAGGACAGAGCTTACACAATCACCGCCGACGATAATAAAACGCTGATTTACAAAGCGATGGATTTTATCGAATCAAAGAATTTTCTCGGAAAGATTGTCGAGGAAGATCAGCCGCTTTCCTGGCCGCGCCAAAAAGTTTATTACAGAGGCTTTTTGCTTGAGAATACGGACATACCCCAGATTTTGAAAGATGCTGTATGCGCTCTGGCCCTCGAGATTGATCGAGGCTATGACCCGCTGGCGGTAATTACTCAGGCGGTTAAGCGTCAAAAAGTTGATGTGATCGAAGTAGAATTCCAAGACGGAACCTCTACTTTTTCGATCAGGAGCGTCAACGCGATTTTGCGCCCTTTACTGAATCCAGCGGGCTCGGTTCAAAGAGTGCTTTAAATGGTAGCGATTAATATACAGGCTCTTGCCGATACTGCCGCCCAGCTCATTAGTGATAATGGGCGCACAGCTGCGCTGCTCACTCTCAGCAATACCGGCACTGATTGGAATCCTGATGTAACCGAAACCGCTGCCGGCATTAAGCTCATACAATCGGCTTTTAATGCGATGGATTCGGAATTCTTCACGCTGCAAAAAAACGACGTAAAATTTTTGATTAGCTCGGATTACACGCCAACAAAGCAAAGCAAGATCCGCGACGGCGGGCTCGATTATACGATTGTCGATTTCAAAGTGATAAAGCCTGGTAACGTCACGGCTTTGTATATAGTGCAGGCCAGAATATGAGCTTCGCTCGAGATTTTGAAAAATGGCGCAAGAAAGCCGAGCTATCTATAGAGCAGGCAAGCCGCGCCGTTGTGCTTGATGCCTCTAGCCGAGTAGGGCTCCGCTCGCCAGTAGATAAAGGTACCTATCTAGCAAATCACAATGTAAGCGAAGGCGCTCCCGATTTTTCAGTTTCTGAAACCACCACCGAAGACCGGCAAGTAGTGGCAAAGAAAGCCGGCCAGATTATTTCCAATCCTTTCGGTAAATTCTATATAAGCAACGGTCTGCCTTATGCCGCAAGAATTGAATTTGATAATTGGTCGAAAAAAGCCATGGGCGGCGTATACCGGTTAGCCGCGCAGGATACTAAAAACAATATTCGCAAGATTGTATCGAAGGCTAAAAAATGAATTATGCCGACATAGTAAATAATACATATACCTACCTCGAGGCGAATAAAGCTGCCTCGGAGCTGCCTACTATTTACTATCCGAATTCTCCAAATGACGGAAAGCCGCAACCGCCCACGGGAAACCATATTGCTGTTTCAATCAATCCGGCAGAAACGATAACGCTCGGATTAAGCACCCTTGAATCGCATTCTGGAATTATTCAATTTTCCGTAAGAGTAGAGGCAAATCACGGAGAATATGCAGCGTGGCAAATTGTTGATAAAATCATAACCCTATTTGCGCGAGGAACCTCGATTGCTTCCGGCCTTGATGTACACCGAAAGCCTTCGGCGTTCCCGCCAATTACTGACGAAGGCTGGTACAGTGTTCCAGTGCAAGTCGAATATTCAGCTCTAAATTAAGAGGACTTGATAAATGTCTAAGCAAGCACCAGCAGGAACAGTTATTGGCGCGTCTGCGACGCTGCCTACCACTTACGATAGTGACGGCTCTAGCGGCTACCCATCACTCACGTTTACAGCAATCGGTGAAATTACCGATATTCCGTCCTTCGGGCCGACTCGCGCTGTAGTAACTCATTCGCCTCTCGCCAGTATCGATATCGATAAAAAGCTCGGCAGCCGTGACAATGGCTCGCTTACGCTTACTATGGCGCTCGACGATGACGATGCCGGCCAGGCTATTCTCGAAGCCGCAGTTGCCTCCGGCGATGCGATTGCTTTCGAAATCCAGCTTCCGGATGGCAGCGAAAAGTATTTCACTGGCGTTGTATCCAGCTTCCAGAATGGCGTTGGCACAATCGACGGCGAATTCATTCAGGCTACTTCGCAGATCGAAATTACCAAGCCTTTCGTTACTGTAGCCGCTTAATCTTATGGATTTGGCGGAAATTAAAGCCGCTGATCGGACTGACAGCGGCATAGAGGTAGTGCTGCGCCATCCAGCAAGCGGCGAGGTAATTCTTGACCCGACTTGTGCCCATGAGAGCGAGCAATTCGTTCGCGTAATTGGCATGGAGTCGGCAAAGTTTCGCGAGTTTACTGCCGAGCGAGATCGGCGGGACGCTATGGAGGCGAAAAAGGCGCGCGGCGGGAAGCTTGAATTTACCCGAGAGCAGCGGGAAGCTCGAATGATCGACTCGCTTGTTGTTTGCACTATCGAAATGCACGTAATTGAAAACGGCAAAAAGATAGAGCAGACGCCGGATGAATTCAGGCGCATTTATACCGATTACCACTGGATTAAGAAACAGGTACTGCTCGAGGTATACAACGACGCGAATTTTTTTCGCAGTGCGTAACTGAATTAAGACGGCTCGTCGAGTTACGCGCATGGGCAGACGCGCACAAGGATCGCCAGCTTGAGAACGAGCCGGAGCCGGCGTTTATCTATCTTCTAGCTCTACTTTATCGAGTGGGCCCAGCGGTGCCGACTAGCTTCGGCCTTTCGTATCTGAGCTGGGGCGATATCAAGAATTTCATCGATTTATCAGGTGAGCACCTGCTTCCATGGGAATGCGAGGCGCTTATTGATCTGATAAATCGATGA